CACCAGACTTAACTCTTATATAAACCGTGACCGAGTTTATGGTTCCCGAACCTACAGAGTGAGCAGGTAAATTATATAAATCCCTTGTATATTTCCCAGGGTCATAATTATAAAGATAAGTTGTGTCCCCGTCTGCAACCACCTCGTCCACTTTTTCCCAGTGAGCACCGGCAGCAGGAAATTGGTCATCAATATCTGTTACGTCTCCAGCAGCATTGGGTCTTAGAATCTCAATAGCCATCTGTATCCTCTTGTCTTAGTAGTTTGGTCTTTGCTATTACGGTATCTACTGCCATATCCCTTACCCAGAACTCGTTTGCTTTCAAAACGTATGGGCATCTAAAATCCGTAGCAGGGATCGTGAACGATAGAATCTTCGGAGCATTAATCGACTCTTCTAATGTTATATTGAAGGCATCTTTAAGTATCCCAAGCAGAGCTCCATTAGGATTCCTAATCTCTATCCTAAATAATGTTGCCACTATCCATACCTCTTACGATATACAATATCAACCGACCCTGTCGTGCTAAAGCCAGTAACCTTGATGCTATTAACTCCAAGATTCAAATAAGGGAATTCCCCTGATACAGTTGCCATACTAGCCATGGCATTATTCGTTACATGCCAATTTGCCACATCAATTTCCAGGTCTTTACCATCCAAGATAGTGCCTTCCCATACTAATTCCATTGCAGTGCCAGTATTCTCCACTTTAAGAGTTATATCGGTTAACAGCTCCCCCGCTGTCAGGGTGTAAACAGGTTCAACTCGACTCGTACCGAGAACAGTTGGCTGGACGGTCTTTGGGTCTGCATCAATATTGTATTCGTGTAAGGTCTCACTCGTATTAAAGGCGAATGGGTCATACGACATAAATACCAAAGAACCAGAGAATAATGAACCCTTTATTTGACCAGTCAGGCTTTCAAATCTAGCCATCCAGTATCTATCGGATAGCGAGTCGAGAATCAATTCTGCATTTACTCTCGTGTTCAATACTTCCTTGATACTGTCCAGGTTCGTTTTTAATGTAGCAATAGTGGTTCCCAGAATATTAACATTGAGTGCTATAACCTTCGGGATTGCCAAACTGTCATTTGCGTAAGCCTTATCCTGAAGCTGGACGCTTTCAGATTGGAAACCCAATGGGACCTCTCGGCTCACTATAGACAAGCCGTATTGCCCCAAATCTGTATTATCAAAAGATAAAGAATTACCCATAAGACGGCCTCAACTGTCGTAATCTTTCTAACTCCCTTGCTAGCTTCGGAACATCCGCTTCTTCGCGTATATACCATGGGCCTTCAAAGTGCTGGGTGATAGTTGTTACTGCTCCCTGAGAAGAAGGAGCTGTAGCTGATGCCATCCCAACTCTTGGAATACCTGGATTAACCAACATCTCATCTGATATACCCTGCATGGCCGAATGAATATCTTTGAGAGTTTTATTAACTCCAGTCTCTATGCCTGCTGTCAACCCTGCCCCAATATCAACCCCAGCTTCAGACGGACTGAACGGCCATAATTTCCCAAGCCCTTCTTTTACCTTATCAAAGATTCCCTTAGCAAACCCTTTGACCTTCTCTCCTATCCAGGAGTTTAATGACTTAATGCCTTCCCATAGCCCTTTGACCATATTAAGCCCCCATTCCTTTGCTGCCTCCCACGCTCCAGAAAAGACATTTTTGATTTTATCCCAAATCTCTGAAGCCTTCTCTGCGAGGGTATCCCAATTCTTGTATAGTAGGACACCAATAGCGATTACTGCTGCTATAGCTAAAACAATAAGACCAACCGGGCCTAACATTGCCGTAAACGCAGCGCCAAGAATTGGTAAAAACGCTATCAGGCTTGATACCATAGGCAATAAGAACCCGCCAGCTAGTAATAACCCTCCTAAAGCTCCAACTGCAATCAATATACCTGTCGCTAACTTAGGATGCTCTTCAATCCAGGCTGCTATCTTCTCGATTATTGGCGTTATGATTTCCATTAACTTAATTAACATTGGCATCAAAGCAGTACCTAGAGTCATAGCTGTATCTTTGAGATTAGCTTGTAGCGTTTCGAACTTACGACCAGCCGTCTTCTCCATTTGGTCGAAAGCATCTGTAGCAGAACCAGTAGCATTCTCCATTGCTAGTATATCAGCGGTAAACACCTCAGTATTGTCGCCAGTTAAGGCAAAGACCGCTTGTAAACCTTCAACGGAACCAAACATCTTGCCTAGCTGTTCGTTATTTCCCTCTGTGGCCCCTCGTAATGCTTCTAGGGAATCCTGGAAACCTAGTTCGGCCAGCATAGCATCTCCGCTGGCATATCCCATGGATTCAATTACCTCTTTCATATCTGCTGTAGGTTTTATCATAGCCTGGATAGATTGCCTTAATTGAGTTGTAGCTACGCTGGTTGGAACACCCTGTTTAGTCATTGTGGCCAAGGCTGCTGCTACAGTATCGAAGGATATACCAGCTGTTGCCGCCATAGGCGCCACTTGGAATAAACTTGCTGATAATTGCTCAAATGTTGTTACTCCATTGGCCACGGTCGTAAACATCAAGTCCGCTACGTGGTCAGCCTCAGATACAGGTATCTTGAAAGCGTTTAGCACTGTGGCCATTCCCGAAACGGCTGTCGTGGTATCAGTCACACCCCCAATAGCAGCCATTGTAGCTATCTCCAGGAATTCAATAGCGTTGTCCTTTGGCACTCCAGCAGATATAGCCTGATACAAAGCATTAGCAGCTTCCACAGCGTCTACCCCCATATCAGCGGCCAGCCCCCTGACTTCCTTAGAAAAGCCAGCGAAATCTTCCTCGCTAAGCAGCATCATGGTGTTGACTTCACGCATTGCTGAATCGAAGTCAGCAGCCATTTTCAAGGAAGATCCACCCACAGCAGCAACGGCACCTATCATAACGCCGCCAGCTATTTTCATCTTCCTGCCCCACTTTGCGGAAGCCTGGTCTAGCTTACCAGTTACGCCCTTTAAACCACTCTCTAATTTCTTGGTGTCCAGACCTAACTCAACAACAGCATCGCCAGCACTAATCGCCATTCTTAGGCCTCCTTATTACTTTAATCAAACCTCCAGCTTTAGCAAACAAATCTTCATCGCTCACTTTATCGGCTTTCGAACCGCCTCTAATAGCTTCCGCCTCACGATGTTTTCGCTCGGCCAACTTTTCAACCATTAGTACGAGCTCCTCACCAGTCCAATTATCCAATACCCATTCAGGTGTAAGGTGCCATTCAGCCAATAGAAACTCAAATGCTTCACCTATTGAGACACTTTTGTCATCGCTTCCGTGAGCGCTTGCGGTAAAGGGAATGCTAAATCCATCACTGCCTTAAAGCCTTCCGCTACCTCAGCTCCGGTAGCTTCTTCTTCAATCGCTTCTCGGTCTAAATCTCTAGCATAATCAAAGAATAGGTCAACAACATCATCGGGCATACTCACCAGTATTACGTCAACTGCCCCACTAAAGGCTTCTGGGTCATCGGTCGTAACCTTAGCGTACTTAGGCAACGAACCTATGAGTTTGCTTAGCTTCTGTCTCCACTCTCTTTCCTCACGAAGTTTAAGAGGACGTACATCATATTCATTACCACCTAGCGTTACCTTAACCCCAACTTGGTATATCTTTTGTTCTTCTGTTCTTCCTTCCATTACTGTCTCCTTATGCGTCAGTTATTGAGCAAACATCTACTGCTACATCACCCTTGTAAGCAACGAAGCTCATCGGGACTACCGTCTTTTCTCCCTTCTTGTAAGCCATCCCCACAGTTCCTGTAGGATGGGCGTAGAGAAGTTCAATAGTCCGAGCAGCACCACTAGGATTCACTCCCACTATCTTTATTGAGCAAGTCTGCAAAACTCCACCACCAGCAGCCGCCCCAATAAGAACAGGAGTTACAGCCCCATTTGCACCAGCTATTGCATAGCCGATATTAGCTATGGACGACTCAGCACAATTACAAGTAACTGTGATGGTCTCCTTGGTGATAACTCTGTTAAGGGGGAAAGTCTCCTCTTCAGTCTCTATGTCCGAGACATCAGCCCCATACTCAAAGTTAACCCCATCTTCCGTGTAACCTACTGCCGTGTCCGCGGCTGATCCTGCTGTTCCTACGGATAGTGCCGCTACCCCTACTATTACATTTGCTATTGTATTGGCCATTTTCTACCTCCTATTTAATTTATGCTTCGTCTGTTATAGTACAAACGTCTGTTGCCGCTTTCTTTATTGCCTTAAATGTTACAGGCACGATAGTTTTTTCACCTTTTCTGTATGACATCCCCACAGCTCCTACAGCGTTCGCCTCCGCTATTGCTATTGTCCTCGTCTTAGCAACCTCAGCAACTGGCGGGGCCGAACCCACTATTTGCAGTTGGATTATATTGCCCGAAGTACTATAGTTATAATCAATGTCAAAAACTGTTGTATTCCCCATAGTTCCTGCCGATAAGACTGTTATATCTCCTTCCATATAGTTCATTGTATAATCGGTTCCTCTGACATAGGGGGTGCCTCCGCCGTCAGGCTCCACAACCTCTGACGCATAGTCAATCATTGCATGAATAAGAGCAACCGCACCATCGTGAACTGATGTAAATTCCTCGTCCACTATTGTCCCGCCTCCTAACGTCAATATAGTTGGAGTGCCAGGATCATCAAGTTTAGCTCCTATCATTCCCCTTGCTATATTTAACAGGGACGATTCAGCAAGGTTACAAATAACTGCAATAGTCTCTTTTGTTATAACTCGATTGATAGGAAACGTCTCTTCTTCAGTATCAACGTCAGCAGTATCAACACTATACTCAATAATCACGCCGTCTTCGGTATAGCCCACTTCAGTCAAAGCAGCATCCACATCGTACTCAGTTGGCTTAATCTTCCTAAAGGATAATACCGCCGTTCCTACCAATACTTGCGCTATCGTATTCGCCATGTTTGCCTCCTTATTCTGCTTTTATCATAATACTAAACGAAGTCAGCACTCGATAATAAGCAGGTATATCTACGTCTTGCAAGTCTTGTCCTTGCACCTCTTCTATAGCACTCAAAATCTTGTAATCGCTACCACCGACCGTGACAGATTGATTCTGAATCCCCTGCAATACATCATATAAAGCTCTATAAACCTGTCTGGCAGCTTTAGGGCTCGTGCCCCAACAATCAAACTGAACACTAGGCGTAACTATCCCTGGGATATACGGAGTAGACCTACCGCCACGTGTAAAGAAACCCAATGCTGGGAGCTTTGTATTTTCGGGTATCCGTGGACAATATATCTTAGGTGATGCAGCTCCACCTACTTCATCGGTTAGTGTAGTTTGAAGCACCAAAAAGGAGCTTATAATAAAATTAGTATCCTCGTTCATTTCAACCCTGCCTTTATTTCGCCTGGTAACTCACCTATATGCCTATCTAAAGCTGGTTTGAAATACGGGCGGGCAGGCATGTTTGCTGTTCCTGTTTCCAAAAATCCGCCGTAGCCTGATGTAGAAAAGATAGACCCAGATAGCCCCTTTGCCTCATATTGAATAGAGCGTCGATTATTGCCAGTCAGTATAGGAGAACCCTTAATAGCATCGTTAGCAATAGCCGCAATCACGTTTACCAACGCCTTTTCACTGGCGCCCTTCACCTTATCCCCGACTTCCTTGGTTTTCAAGTTCGTTCTGACTTTCATAGTAATGTTCATCTCGTAGTCCTCAATAAACATTCCTGGTGATGAGTAGCTATCCCATCGCTTGCTACCATAGCTGATAAGACTTCATAGGTAATAGAATTAACAATAACCCTCATCTGTTCGGTAATCCCTACATTAGCAGTGAATAAAGTATAATCAGCGATAACAACTTCGGCCCCAACCTTGACCTCTCGGTTGCCAATTCCCATGCCTGAAGCGGAAACCAACCTGCATGGCTCGTCTGCTAGAAACGGCCCCCATGTTTTAATAGGTACGTTGTAGTCGTCTACTTCATCAGACGTAAAGGATTGAATAGTACACGTTGATAAAAGCAATGATGAAAAGCTCAATCTTCCTCCTGTCCTGTTTATTTAATCACTTTCAGAGATAATTCCGCTGCCTTCAGTTAAATCCATTTCAGCCCAATCTAGAATAGGAACGTCTGATTCTTGGCTTCTTAAACCAGTAGCTTTTTTAGTTAACTTATCAAATATCTTCTGGGAATACGAGTAACCTGCTATGGTCTCACTATCTACGTTTGTGGCGTATTTAGCAGCCCAGGCATCGAGAACATCAGCAGATGCTAGCCTTATATTATTTGAGTTTTCGGTCAGGAAATAGGTTATCTGTGCATCTGTAAAAACATAAGTAACTGTCAAATCACCTATTAAAAGCCTTACCTTTTCAACCTCGGTCATGGACACCTCCTTATCCTACGCCAGAAATTACTCCGTGAAATAGTTAACCTTGCAGTATCCAGTGCATCTATAGGCACTCTTAAAAGCTCCTTTGCTACTATGCAAAATCTCACATATACCGATACGGTGAGATTAGCAATTACCGCTATATAAGTTCCGTGGGTAACGATTATCGTTGTTAGTATATCTAACCTTGTATCTACTGCTCTCTTATAAGCTAAAATCCTCTCTACTACAACCGATGCGGCGAGATTAGCGATAATTGCCTTTGTTATCCCCCATGCCCTTGCGATAGTAGTGGAAACGGTTAAGCCTACATTAACATCCCTGGTATATGTGGTAACTTTAGATATAGTAGTGGAAATAGTGAGGTTGGCTGTTGTAGCTATCTTCTTCCCGAAGCTCTTTACAATACTAACAGAGGCGGCAAGATTACTTATAACATATCTGGTATATCCAACAACTCTTGATATTGAAACCGAGACTACCAGGTTGGTAGTAGTGACTATCTTTACCCCTCTTGATTTAATTACGCTCACAGATGCTGTGATATTGGCTAGCATGTCTCTTGTATAAGTGACGACTCTGGTAATTGTAGTGCTAACCGTTAAATTAGCAGTTGAGCTAATCGTCCTGCCCATTGACCTGGCTACGCTTACGGAAGATGTCAATCCTGCTGAGGTAGCCCTTGTATATGT